ACCTGGCCATACACCTTTTTGATTTGGTTTCATTTTTAATTTTGTAGCTCTTGCCCCGGTTCTCGGTTCGTGAAATATTGGGAATGATGTTTTATCGCTGCACTTTAAAAAATAAAATCCTGATACGTGTTGATTCCAATGTATATGTGCAGAGTGGTGACCACCACCTTTTTTAGCAAACTCTTGTACCCATAATTCACTAAACATAGTTGTATACTGCTGCATATCATAACCTTGATGATCTAAATATTCCCAAGACTTTTGACCAATGTAATTTTTAAAATCTAAAAAGTTATTGTCTGCAACTAGTGGGGTTGAGTGATGAGACAATCCAAAATCACCATGTTTTTTTATGTGTGTTTTGTTTCTGTCCCTTGCTTCTTTAATATATTTATTAGATGCTTTGTTTAATGACTTTAAAAATTCTGGTTTTTGTTCTGACCAAATAGTTGTGTTAAAATAATTACTTATATACATTATTTGAAAGGCCTCCCTAAATGCCATACTACAAGACTGTATCTTGTACCTGATGTTACTGGTTTAACTCTATGCCAGACAAAAGAAGGAAATACAATAATAGAACCTTTTGGTAATATCTCTTTGCATTGTATTCTATGTTTCGATTCATCTCGCATATGTGGGTCATAGTTTCTAAAATCAAATTCTAATTCACCACCTTTATATTCTGAACCATCTGTTAATTGACAAGTCATAGATAGTTTTCGAATTTTACCATTATCAGGTCCTGCTTTTTCATAAGGTTTGTCCCAACTGTCACAATGCCAATCATAATATTGGTTGTGTTTATATTTTGTAAACTGACAAGACTCACTTCTTTCCCAATCAAAATTCCAACCTGCCATTTCATTTGCTTTATGTACATATGGATGTAATTCTTTATATATCCAAGTATCATTCAACCAAACTAAATCAGAGTTTCTTTTTCTTTTTAAATCTAATACTTCTTGCTTGTTTAATTCTTTATTTTCATAACCACCTGTTCTAGCCATTACTTCTTTTTGAGAATTTGCATAAGCTATTACATCATCACAAAACTTTGGTGTAAGCACACCCGTAAAATACCAGTAATAATTAGATATGTTCATTAATAGTTTAAGTTAATTACAACTCTCCTTTTTTGATTCGTGCAAGACGAACCTGTATGTTTAATATTACAATCAAATTCTACATATTTATTTTTTTCACTTTTTATTTTTGTGCCATCTTCTAATTTAGTGTAACCGTCACAAGTGTTTAAATAAAAAATTCCAGTTTTTCCTCTGGTGTGTCTGTCGTCATCTATGTGCATACCGTGTTCTATTATTTTATTAGTTCTAGTTAAAAGGTTTGCTTTTACTTTAAAAAATTTTTTTATATTTAATTTTTTTACAAAAGGTTTTAAAAGATCCATTATAAAGTCTTCACAGTTTATTTCTCCACCAGGTTTAACAAAAACGTAGACTAATTGAAAATAATCATCTTTTTTTAAAACTACAGAATCATTAAAATACCATGGCATATTATTTCCCATGACCCTATCTTCTAATTCTTTAAATTCGTTTTTAGATAAAAAATTTTTATATATATTCATAGGTTATTGTTTGTACAAAGTTTAATGAATCTTTTTGATTATTAGTTAAATAATACATATTGGTTGATGGAAACATTATAAATTTATTATTAGTCAGTGGTATATCCCAGCTTCTTCCTTTACGTCTGTTATCTTCATAATTTATTTTGACCATACAATCTTTAGTCTTAACACCATATAATAATGTAAAGTCTGGAGAGTTACGTAGATCTATTGGATCTATATTGAGTAATGGAATAGTTGTTTCCGCAGGTTTATAAATATCTCCCCACGTTTCTTTGTTAATTAACCTGATACCATGTTCAAGACCAATATGGTCACTAATGTATGTATTTAACATATCCCAATTTCTTGAAAATAAAAAATCTTTATTTTGAATTACTGATTGTAAAATATCGTCGGATAGTTTATCTCGGTCAATGTCCCAATCTTTAGGCATTTTAACATCACCATAATACAGTGCTTGTTCTGTTAATACTTTCTTTTGCATACCACCACTATATATAAATTATGGTTTAGAGTCTGTCAAATCCCAAGTTGTATTATCTTCATTCCAAACGTAAGACCACATATGGGTGTTTGCTTCGTTTTGTGAATTTTGTTCGGCTGTTAATGCTGGAGCATCACCGATCGGTGATTTCCAAGAAGCTGATTCATTATGTTTTACCCAAGATGCATATGGTTTTTTAGGCCAGAAGATTTGATCATCTTCGTCCCAAGTATAACCTATACCTGCGTAGTTTCCTCTAAAAGGTGTACCACCATCTTTATGTTGGTTACCTGCTGTATTGTATGAAGTTTGAATCCACATTTGTGCAGGCCAGTTATTGTGAGTTTCTAAATACTGTTGTCCTACTGTTTCATCTTCAACGCCATCAGCGTTTAACATATCAGAATTATTTAAAGTCAATACTTGAATAACTTTACTATTAGCTCCTAGTTTTGCAAAATGTGCCATAATTAACCTCTATTGAAATTTGTACCTTATAATAACTATTCCACTACCACCTGTACCAGCAGATGAATTGTTACTACCAACTCCACCGCCACCGCCGCCAGTATTAGCTGTTCCTGGTGTACCGGGACTAGAACATCCTCCACCGCCACCGCCACCTGCTCCACCTGAACTTGATGCTGGAGTAGCTCCTGCGTTACCGCCACCACCGCCACCAGATCTTGCAGTTGGTGATCCATTAATTGAACTTGTTGCTCCGTCTCCTCCAGGTGCTGTACCGCCTGGTCCTGGTCCTGCTTGTGTACCTGCAACTGTAGCTCCACCGCCACCACCACCTTTTTCACCGTGTGAACCACCTGTCCAAAATCCTTCACCACCATCAGTTCCTTGTGCTGGACTAACTGGAGGGGTATTACCTGTTCCACCTGGTCTACCAGTTCTTGCTCCGCCACCTCCACCGGAACCTCCTGGACCTCCATTACCGGGACCATGACCAAATCCTCCGCCAGCTGATGTTATACTTGAAAATACTGAATTGCTTCCATTACAACCAGAACTAGCACCGGAACCTGGAACTGCGCCACCAGCGCCTACTGTAATTGGATAAGAACCTGGTGAAGCTGAAACTGTAAGTCCCGATGGTGAAGCTATTGGTGCAGCTGTGTATGAATCTTTGGGTGAATCTTTTCCTTCTCTATAACCTCCGGCTCCTCCACCGCCACCAGCACATGCTCTTCCTGCACCGCCGCCACCAGCAACAACTGCATAAGAAACTTTATCCCCACCACCAGGAGCATTACCTACTGATGAAACAGAAAAAGTACCTGGTCCTGTAAAAGTATGAATTTTAAAATCTCCAGAGGTTGTAATGGTTCCACCGGTAGCCACTGTAAATTCTTGATTAGTAATAGCACTTGCTGTAGATTCAGATATTACTTTCCATCCTTGTGTTCCATCTACATAAAGTAATACGGCAGATCCTCCTTCTGCTTTAATTTTAAAATCATCAGCTGTGCCTTGAATATTAGATCCGTTTCTACCAATTGTAATATTGTTTGTGTCAGCTGTATTTGCGTAATCTTTAATACCTACGATATTACCTGCAGAAGGTGAACTTGGAAGTGTTACTGTAATTGCTCCACTTGTAGTATTTACAAAATATCCATTTCCTGAAACACCTGTAAAATTTGATGTTTTAGCTGTTGTATCCCAAGTAACCGCTCCTATGTTTTGAAAAACTCCTTGATCGAGCATTGTTGTTCCACATGAAATAACACCCATTATGAATCTCCTTTTACCTTGGATAAATTAATTTTAAATTTTTCTCCAGATATATTATTTATCATGAATATATCATCTTTTCCTTCTTGTAAAGTCCAATTTCCTTTGGTCCCATCTACAATGTTGCCTTGATTCTTAGCTTGGTTTGATAAATGTAAATCCCCAGTGTATAAGTTTCTCCAAACAGCAGTTGTAGTACCTAAATCGTAAGTATCATTAGCACCAGGAATAACATGTCCAGTAGCATTAATAGCGCCAGAAGATATATCACCTAAATCTGCTGTGATATCTACAACATTAGTTCCATCTGAATATACAATTTTATATCCTTTGTCTGTAGTAGCCCAAGTTGGACCTGTTCCAGAAGCTGTTTTAAGAGTTACAGTGTGTGCTCCTGTAGTAGCATTTTCTACAAGATATGTTTTTTTTGGAGCTGTTCCTGAACCACTCTCTTCTGGAATTATTACATTAACATTTCCTGCTATAGTTCCTGTTAATCTTAAAACCTGGTTTTTACCATTTGATAAAGCACCATCTGCAAAAGTTAAAGTAGCACCTGAAGTAATTCCGACTGCAGCAGATCCACCAATAGCTTGCTCTAGAATCAATAAATTAGTGTTTGTAATCTGTCCCCAAGTTCCAGAATTTTCACCGGTTGTTTGAACTGTTAATTTTAAACTTGCTGAAGTATCGTTAGCCATATTTTAAATTCCTAAATCCCTAATTATAATTATATTGTTACCATAAATCAAGCCACTTCTTTCCAACCAGGAGGATTGATAGGAGCATTACCTGTAGGAACTTTAGTCCATATAAAAGGACTTAAATTTCCTTGAGCTGTTGTCATATTAATTCCCGTAAGTGTTGCTACAGAATCTGTTGCAGTAGCCTGACCTTCCTGCATGGTTAAATTAAAACCATTTAAATCTACTAAAGTATTGGCATTTAAAACAGCTGTGCCAAGAGCTGCTGTCATAGGTAAAGCTGTTGCAGTGACATTAGCATCTCCAGTAGCTGTTGGAGCATTTTCTTGCATAGTCATTGCTTGACCAGTGACGGATACATCTGCATTACCTGTCATATCAAGAGTGCCTTCAGCAATCGATAATAATTGACCTGTTACACTTACATTTGCATCTCCAGTAACTGTTGGAGTGTTTTCTTGCATAGTCATTGCAATACCAGTGACAGAAACATCTGTAGCAGTTGTTATTGAAACGGTACCTTCAGCAATCGATAATAATTGACCTGTTACACTTACATCAGCATTTGCTGTTGTAGATACACTTCCAAGGTTAGAGCTTAAATTCTGTCCAGTGACATCAGCTATAGTGTTTGGAAGACCTACTGCTGTTCCTAATGTAGAAGTTAATGCTTGTCCTGTTAGATCTACATTAGCATCAGCCGTAGTTGTTATAGAACCTAAATTAGAAGATAAAACTTGACCTGTAGGAAATACTTCAACACCTGAAAAAATATCAACATCGCCTTGTGTGGCAGTTATTGCTTGACCAGTTAAAGGAACTACTACATCAATAACAACACCGGGAGATGTTTCTGCAATAGTAAGAGCTTGACCCGTTACTTCAACAGTAAAACTTTGTGATCCGGTTGCAGCAAAAGGACTTTCTGCAAAAGCTGTTATCCCGAACGCCATGATTTATTAAACTTCCTCTAGTTTAAACTTATATTTTTTACCAGATTTGTTATTAAATAAATAAAGGTCTTCTGCA